ATATGTCACGGAGAACACTAAGCAATTCTTGCCTGAGATTATCCAGGGCATGGAAGAAGGAATCCGACATGAAATGGAAGAGATTAGAAAGACCGATCCATCATCCGCAAAAGAATTAGAGAAGATTTTTCAAGAAATTGTTAAAACAAATACGATTTCTTCAACAGAAACTGAGCTAATTGAGAAGCAAACAAGTTTAGCCGAGCAGGCTGCTAATGACACGAAGATGGTCAGACAGGACCAAAAACAGGCAGAATCTCTCCAAAGAATGGAGTCGGAAGAGAATTCGAATGAGTCTTTGACAAAAACAAGTCATCCTTCTATCAATGCTAAAGCAGTGACGCCAGCGACGCCAGCGACGCCAACATCGGAATCGGGTGAAGGAAAGAAATGGATGCTTGGAACTCTTGCTGGGTTAGCAATGGAAAGATTTATGCCAGCAAAAACTGTTCTTTCCAAAGGTGGCGGTCTACTTAAGAATGCTGGCAGTGCTGTTCTTTCCAAAGGTGGCGGTCTACTTAAGAATGTCGGTGGCGCTATTCTTTCTGGTGGTCTACTTAAGAATGCCGGCGGTGCTGTTCTTTCCAAAGGTGGCGGTCTACTTAAGAATGCTGGCAGTGCTGTTCTTTCCAAAGGTGGCGGCCTGTTAAAGGGAATTTTGCCGAGTCTTGGTGGCGCAGCGGGCGAGCTCGGAGGTCTGGCTACTGGAGCAATGAAATTAGCTGGTCCAGCGGCACTTGCTCTTGGAATTGGAAAAGGGCTATTTGATTATTCGAACGAATCGGAAGATGAGACAAAAGCAAGAGGTGGCGACGGGTTATCTGCTTTTGGAAGAATTGGCGATTCTGTTACTGGTGGATTAGCAACCGATGCTGGAGAAAAATTAGCAGGCACATCTACTGGAGATTTCATTGGGAAATCGATTACTAAGGTTAAATCGTTCTTTGGAGATCAAGATGCAACCGATCTCCTAGCAAGTCAAGAAAAATTAGCTCAAATGAATACTCCGGAAGGAAAAGCTGCCGCCTTGGCTGCATTTAAAGCTAATAAAGCAAAATCAATAACACCAGAATCCCCAAAGAGTGCCAATACCATTATACCATCTTCTGATACAACTTCTCCACGAACACAAGCATTGGCTTCTGTGACAACCGAAAATCAAACTTTAAAAGAAGCCAATGCGTCGAAGCCAATAATTGTGAATGCTCCAACGACAAATAATGTCGGAAAAGGAAAATCGGCTGAAACTCAATCGTTAAGTGTCGTTGGGGTGAGAAATCAAGAAGGAACACTCAGAAGAATGTTAGATCTTCAATATGCGATCTAGACTTGGAAATTTCGTCAAAGTTGAAAAATTATATAAATACTTGATAACATAACCGATTCAAAAACTTAAAATCTAAAGGAAATAACATGGGCAGTTTTTCATTATCGCCAGTAGTCGAAATTAAAGAGAGCGTATTATCGCAGGTCGTGCCAGCAGTTTCAACATCAATCGGAGCATTTGCGGGTGATTTTGCCTGGGGCCCAGTTGATGAATGGAACATCATCGATTCTGAAAATACATTAGTAAACCGTTTTGGTAAACCAACCGATACTGTGGCAATTGATTGGATGATCGCCGCAAGTTTCTTGGCTTATACAAATAATCTTAAACTTGTTCGTGTAATCGGCACTGGTTCGTATAATGCCGGATATCCAAGTGGCACATACACAGTTAAGAATGAAACTCAATATGAAATGTCTCCACCACTTACTGCTAACTTTGTAGCAAAATATCCAGGTGTGCTTGGCAATTCGTTAAAAGTTTCGATGGCAGACAGTTCAAACTTCAATACTTGGAATTATCGTTCGGAGTTCGGTACTGCAACAACCATTGGAATTGTTGGAACAACCACCAATGCTAGTACGTCAATTACTGCTATTCCAGCCAATGTTGTTTCAAATATTGTAGTAGGTAGCGTAGTTACTGGAACAGGGATTCCCGCAAATACTACGGTTGTTTCGGTAAATGTTGCTAACGCAAGTATGGTAATTTCAAATGCTGCCACCGCCTCCGGAACTTCAGTTGCACTTAGCATTGTCTATTATAGTGGAACCCCAGGAACGACTAAATTTGTTTCTAATGCTGGCGGGTCAAACGACGAAATGCACATCGTAGTTGTTGACGAAGATGGACTCTGGTCTGGTGTTCCTGGAACGGTTCTTGAAAAATATACTGGAGTTTCTAAAGCGTTTGATGCTAAAGACTCCGACAACATGAGCAATTATTATGCTACCGTTCTAAATCGTGGTTCTTCTTATATTTGGTTTGGTGGTCTTCATATTGTCGCTGGTTGGGCAAGTGCGTCTTCTAATTCAACTTTTGCTTCCATCGGCGCCACAACTTCTACTTTTTCTTTAGTAGGTGGAACATCAGTTGCCCCAACTGTATCACAAAAGATTGCTGGTTATAGTCTCTTTAGTAGTGCAGAAGAGGTTGATATTTCCCTAGTCATCGGTGCAGGTTTCACGGATTCAAGTTCACAAACACTTGCCAATCAATATATCATTCAAAATATTGCGGCTGTTCGTCGTGACTGTGTTGCATTCGTTTCTCCACCAGGTGAAGCAGTTATCAATAATCCAACTAACGAAATTTCTGCAATCATCAATCATAGAAATCAACTTCCAGGCACTTCTACAATCGGAACTTATGGATTTATGGATTCTGGTTGGAAAATGATGTATGATCGGTATAATGACAAATTCCGTTGGGTTCCATTGTGTGGTGACATGGCTGGGTTGTGTGCATATACTGATATGATCGCAGACCCGTGGTTTGCTCCAGGTGGCTTCAATCGCGGCGGGCTTAAGAACGTAGTAAAATTGGCATACAATCCAAAAACAAAAGCAGAGCGCGATACGCTGGCTCAAATGCAAGTAAACTGCGTTGTAAACTTTGCTGGGTTTGGTCCAGTACTTTTTGACAACCTAACACTACAACAACAAAAAGATGCATTTGCTGACCTTAACGTTCGTCGGTTGTTTATTATAATGGAAAAGGCTATTTCTACCTATGCGAAGTTCCTATTGTTCGAATTCAACGACGTGTTTACTCGTACTCGTTTCGTGAATCAAGTGTCACCATATTTACGCGACATTCAAGGTCGCCGTGGCATCAATGGTTTCAAGGTGATTGCTGATGAAACAGTTAATACTCCAGTTGTAATTGAGAATAATCAATTCGTTGGTAAGATTCTTGTTAAGCCAGCAAGAGCAATTCGTGAAATCACTCTAAACTTCGTTGCTGCTGCTCAAGGTGTTAGCTTCGACGAACAAGCCTAAATCAAATGGGGGAAGAAATTCCCCCATAAATAATTAAAAATATTTGGAGAAATAAAAGATGTCAGCTGCTTCAATTAACGACTTTAAAGCACAGTTCTTAGGCGGTGCAAGACCAAACTTGTACCAAGTGATTCAACCGTTTCCATTGATTCTCGGTGTTCCTGCTGCAACCGAAAAGCTAAAATTCTTTTGTAAAGGATTCGAACTTCCAGGTATCAGCACAAACCCTATTGAAGTTCCATATATGGGGCGTCAGTTGAAGGTTGCTGGCGACAGAACGTTTGACGATGTAACGATGACTGTTATTAACGATTTGGATTTTACTATTCGAAATACATTTGAACGTTGGTCAAACCTTATCAATGGCCACGAAAAGAACCAAGGTAAGATGAATCCAGCCGATTATCAAGTTGACACGATGGTAAACCAGCTAGATAGAGATGGAAATATTTTGAAATCTTATATTTTAATCGGCACATTTCCGACTAGCATTTCTAATATTGATCTAGCATACGATAGCAACGACACTATTGAAGAGTTCACCGTTAGTTTTTCATATCAATATTGGCTTGATCCAGCCAACGGTATTGTTTAATTCGGTATCGAGGGAACAATTGACTCAATATTGTTCCCTCATAAATACGTTATGATTGATTATTCTGGCTTCATTACGAAATCTGGAACTCTTAATTCAAAGAGAATTAAGGATATTCCAATTCTTGATGGATTTCCAGATGCTATAACTTCTGCATATGTAACAGTCAACGAGATTCAAGAACCGAAGCGATGTCTAAATTGTAATTCAATAATTCCAGTCGATTCCTTTAGAGTTGGATGGCGCCCAAATCAGATTGCATGCTCGCGCCAATGTTTAGATTCCCTTTCTCATACCATTATAAAAGAGAAAAGAAATCAAACGATGCTTGAGAGATATGGTGTCGAAAACGCATCTCAATCGGAAGATTTTCGACAAAAGAGGAAGGCAACAAATCTAGCCAAGTTTGGAGTTGAATATTCGCTTTCATCCCCAATAGTTAGAGATGCAATAAATGCCACAGTTGAACAACGATATGGGGTTTCAAGCGTTACCCAAATTCCAGAAGTTAGGGAAAAACAACAGAAAACGATGCTTGAGAGATATGGTGTCATTAACCCGATGCAAAACGAGGATATGCTGAATAGAGCACTCGACACCAAAAGAGTGAGATACAATTGGAAAGAAAAGATCGAAGATATAAAACCAGTGTTCGGATTTCCATATCGAGTGTTGCTCGATGAAGATGTTATGGTGATCTTGAATGACAAAGATCGTCTAATTGAAGAATATGAAAAACATGGGTCATTCGATCTTGCTGAAAGATGGGGATGTAATTACCAACTAATTCAATCGTATCTAAAAAAGCATGGATATGTTTTCAAACAAAAACAAACGAGTTTCATTGAAAAACGAATAACGAATTTTCTTGACGATCTCGGAATTGAATATGAGCTTCACAACCGAACGATATTAGATGGAAAAGAAATCGACATCTTCGTTCCAGAGGCAAACCTTGGGATTGAAGTGCATGGATTGTATTATCACTCACACAATCCACTTTCAACGGTCGTTGGGATAGCAGACAAGAATTACCATAAGAGTAAATTTTTGTTGGCTAGAGAAAAGGGAATAACTCTTTTTCAATTCTTCGAAGATCAGATCTACCAGAAGATGGCCATTGTTGAGTCGATGATACGGAATAAAGTAGGTAGAATAGAAAATCGAATTTTCGCCAGAGCTACCACTGTTGATAATGTTTCAGTAAAAGATGCAAAGGAATTTTGCGAAAAGAACCATCTTAGTGGATATTCGTCTTCTTCGACACGATTGGGACTGTTCACTTCAAGTGGAGAATTGGTGTCTTTGATGACCTTTAGAAAGAATAGATTTTCAAACCATTCGTCTAACTTTGAAGTCATCCGGTTCTGCACGAAATTAAATACTACTATAGTGGGTGGTGGATCAAAGTTGCTGTCGCACTTTTTGACGGAAATGCCAAAAGATGCGTCAATAACAACCTACTCCGATTGTATGACTGGGAACGGGTTGTCGTACGAAAAGATGGGATTTGTTTTCGTTGAACAAACTGCTCCTGGGTATTACTGGGTTCGGGATGGAAAACGAAACAACAGGATGGGGTTTCAACGAAACAAGTTAGAAAAAGTTTTTGGCAAAGAATTTGATACTTCGTTAACTGAAGATCAAATAATGTACTCTGAGGGGTTTAGAAAACTGTTTAATGCGGGAAACTTTCGATTTGTATTGGAACAACCCAAACTAAGGAACGTATGAAAATATTTGGATTTGATCTCTTTAAAAAAGAAGAAAAGGCTTTAGATGAGCCGTTGAAATCTCCTATTGCCGACATGGAGGCAGAGGAAGGTTACTTCATTGAAACGGCTGGGTTGCGTGATGGAATAACTGACATGACCGATT